CTTGCTTCCAGATATTGACTCATAGAATGACTCTGCGTCTTTAATTTTTGTTTTTTCTACAACAGCGGCGGAGATGACATTAGTATCTACAACTATAGGGCAATATGCAGCTACAGACCTATTCTCTTTGGCTTGTATAGCCCCTGAGATTCCAGCCTCGGCTTCTGCTTTATATACCGGTATTTCTCTGTACATATTATGTTCTATCTCTCGTTAGTAAGAAGCTTACAACTTTATACACCATTTTTAACAATAGCTTGAAATTAGAGGCATAAGGCATAAGAGGCTGCCTGTATGGTTCTGGTTTCCTCTATTGACGGCTGCCTTTTTACGTTCCTAATGTGCTGGGACATTAGAGAATTATAACATTTGATGATGTCGTTAGGAACGCTGGGATTTTCTGAAACAATCTTAGCCACAGATTTATCGTTTATAGGCGAGTTTTTGGGAAGGGAACATAAAACCTTAAACTTGATGTTTTCAAATGAAGCGGCCTGTTCTGCAGAAAGGCTTCTAAGGTTCTTTTTGCCGTAGTGCTTAAGTATTCCTGGAGACAATATAGCGGACAGGTCAGACTGATGGCTGCGAGCTAGAGACATATTATTAAGAAAGTCTCCCACGCCATCGGCCATGTCCGCAGATGTTCTGGGCTTAAACGAACGGTCTCTGACTATCGAGGGGTCATCCTTTGAATTTTTAGGCCTTCCTTCTCCAGGAACCCTCTTGTTGTCTGTGTTGTCTCCGGGCCGGTTGATATTTTGCGGAGAACTTTCTTCCGGTGGGCTTTCAACATCAATGCCAACGTCTTCTGGCCCTATTAGCCCTTTACTTAATCCAATCTTAACAAGCTCATGTAGTTTGTCTTTAGAGTAAGGACCAAGCCTCTCGACTCTCCTCCCAGAATTTCTTTCTTTTTGCTCTCGTCTCTTTCTGCTATTTTCTAGCTCTGGCAGAGCGCCGAACATTTCTATCACTAATTCTTCGCTGACTAAATTTCTGTCTAACAATTGTATCAACAGGGCTTTTTCTGCCGCCTCGTCTTTTAAAATCATGTGGTCGAACTGAATTGAAGGAGCCTTTGTCCATCCCATAGCTTTAGCCAGAAGGTCCAATTCCTGCTGCCAAAATTTAGCAACTTGCTGTCTGCCATATTCGAGCCTTTGCACAAGCGTTTGTAGGGATATAAAATTATTGGTCGCGCCAGAAGACCGAGAGGAACCAGTTAGTGTCGGGGGAACGCCTAGACCGCTAAAAATATTATCAAGTATCGGCTCATATTTAGTCGAGCCAAGAAAATTATGCACAGAGGTAGTAACCTCCTCAAAGCTTAATTCTGGGCCCCATATTAAATCAAAGGCGCCTCCGCCAGGATTGCTTAGGAGTATGTCTGCTAATTTCTGTATCGCAACGTCAGTAGGCAATATGCCTTTGTCAAGGTCGCCAAGCCTCCACACCCTGATTTGAGATATTGCGCCATCGAGGGCGGCTAGGTCTGCAAGCTTCATTTTCTCAAGAACGGTAAGGTCGTCTAGAATTGATTCCAGCATAGGAGAGGCCCAAGAGTCCCAATCGTCTTTTTTATAGCTGAATGAAGCAATCTTAGAGTTATCAAGAGGCAAAACCTTAACCCCTTTTGTGACAGCGTCCACCAGTTCTTTGGGTAGTTTGTCAACTAGAGATTTTTCCATTTCATTTTGTGGAGAGGTTATTTTCATCCTTAACCTTCCGGTAATCTTTAGTCCAAACGCTTGGCTTCCAGCAAACTGCGCAAGTTCTCCGCCAGCAATTTCTATCGTAAGAGGATTTAAAAAAGAATACCCGCAAGGTATAACTCTTTTTCTGGGCTTAAGGGGCTCTTCCGGTGTATGCGTTGGCTCTAATATTGTGTCGGCCATTGCAAGTCGCCTTTCTTCGGCAATAGATATTTTACACATCTGTCTCTGCGACACAACGGTTCCTAGTCTGTAAAGATAATTTAAAAACCTTTCTGTTACCTTGGGACCATCAACCTTGTGTGTAAACCATTTTTGTACGAATCTTTGTATTCTTTTATTTTCGTGAACTACCCTTACGCCCTGACATCCAAAATCGGACATCAAGTCTATAACGTTTCTAACAATGCCAACTTTCTTATATGCTTTATCGCAGGCCCCCATGATTGCTTTGGACTTTGACGGCCTTGATTCAGAGTCTCTGTATGCGTCATAATCCCCTCTAGAAAATTCATTTCTTATGGATATGTCTGTACTAATGTCCGCATATCTGTCGCGGCCTCCACCATATGCTACAGCCTGATATAAATCCAAAGCTTTTGCGTTTTGCATGGCATTTGCGGCCTCTTCGGGATTATTCGGGTCAAAGGTCACAAACGCAACGCCATTGTTGCTTTCGGGAATTTTGTTTGTTTTTATGGGGTCTTTTCTTTGGGCCATTTTTATGCTTTCATTAGTATTGATATTTGATTGTTAATACTATTGTAGTTATACACCATTATTTTCTTCTGACTCCAATGCCATAAATTCCTGACATTTTTTTGACTAAATGTTCTGGGCCTGTATACAATTGACCCTTCTTAGCGGCTTTTTCTTGCTGGGCATAGCCACCAACAAAGCTATGTTCTGTGCCAGTAAGCTGATTGTGTAGTGTGTGCGCGACCTCATTCGCCATGAGGATGGACGAATATCTATCTTTTCTAAGCCTGCCCTTTTTACCACCCGCCCCCACAGTTTGTGGGGTGTCCCACTTATCTCTGCCGCTAGACGTTTGTGTGTGTTCTATTGTCGCCAATTCGTCTTTGAGAGATTCTATTTCCATAACGCAATCTTCAAGCGTGTCATAATGCCGATTAGAAATTTTATCCTGGATTATTGCTTCTGAAAGCAGGATGGTATCAAATTTAGGGAACAGTAAAGAGTTTGTTTCAAAGTCTTTTCTTAGGTTATGGTTTGCTTTAAAGGTAAACTCAGATTTTGCAAACTGTATCATGTGCAAGATGTGCAAACCAGCTTCGCCGTCTGTAGGCTTGTTTGGCGATTCCCAGTAAAAAGGGTCTTTGTCGTCATGCTTGATGTACGGCCATAAAGGATGCTCCCCTTCTTTTAACAGGTTTTTGTCATGAAGCGCTTCCATTATAGCGATTCCTCCACCTTGAGCGTCTATCGCTATATTGTTGGTTGGAAAAACCTTTGATAGGTCGAGTATTTTTCTCGCACAATAATTATAAAAGCTCTCCAGGTTTGAGTCTCTTTTTGTTTTTATTCTTTCCCGCATTACCTGCCGGTTGCAAGTCCACACATAAACTATTCTTCTGTGCTCTTCATTTTGTTCTAATATTACTATGGAAAAATTATCTGTCTCTGATGCTGGGTCAATTCCGTAAATATATTTTTTATTGGGGTTTCCGGATAGCATAGCGTCAAACTGAATTTCATTTCCTGACGGTAAAGCGATAGCCTCATTGGTTACACATCTTTCTATAAGGCTTCTCTTAAAGAATCCTTCAGAGTCTTTTGCAAAGCAAGCCTCGTACTCCATATCGTATCTTGAGGCATGCAGCATGGCCTTTGCTTGGGCTAATTGAGACTGGTCCAGGAATCCTTCTGGCAATAAGCCTTCTGGAATTCGCATAACCGAATAGTGCTTCCAGTCAAACCCATCGGGTATTTGTCCCTTAAAAACTTTTTCTTCTAAATATTTTGTTTCCCCTCTGCTGCGAACTATTTCTCGTTGTCTTATAAAATATTCGTAAAAATGATTAAAAGCATAATAGGCTGTTCCCGCAATCACGGTTTGGTTTCCAAAGCCCATTTCTGCTTCAATCTCTTCTGCCTGAGAATACATGCCTAGCTCTTTAAGCTTTTGTATTTGAGCGTATTCTTTTACACGGTCGGCCGGGTTCGCTGAAACTGCTCCAAAACCCTTAATCACTACCTCAAAAATTTCTTGAGGTATAGACGCGAATTCGTCGGCTATGATATAGTTTGCGCGCAAGCCACGAATTTTAGAGCCATCACCAAGGGGTATGGCTATGATTTCGCTTTTCCCTACATAAAATGTGCATCTGTCAATATCTCTTTTCGGACCTTGTCCTCTGCCCGCCCCAACCATATTTGCAAATACAGGAGAGTTTTTGTAAAATGTCTCCATATATTCAAACAACAGCTTAGACTGTCTGAACGCAGCGCCAATTACTATAATCTTGCACCCTTGCATGAAAAACGCGCGCAATAAAGAGTAGAGGGCTAAAATCCAGGTCTTGCCTGCTCCGCGAGTCGCAATTAACATGGGAAATTTTCTATTCCAAAGCTCTTCTAGTATGCATAGTTGAAAGGGCAAAAGGTCGACGTTAAGAAGATACTTACATGTGAACCAGAAATTTTCTGGCTTAGACATGAAGTCAAGAAATTCCATTATGGGGTTGTCATATTCTTGAGCGGCATTAAGGAGTCGGTTCTGAATATTGATATTGCCTATGTCGCCAATATTTAAATGGGCGTGTTTTAATAGGCTTTCGATATGGTCTTTACTTGTGTTCATACTTTTTTTGCGACTCCATGAACCTTTTAAATATGCTAGAACAAACCTCTTTAGCGTATTTCCCACAGAAAATAAAAGGAACGTCATATTTCTTTTGTAGCTCTAATATTCTCTTCAAAAAAAACGGCCCCCTGACTTTCATGTATTTTCTTTTGTATGCCGGTATCTTGCTGCTTTTTGGAAACTCAACCACATCTTTCATTTCAAATTCTAATAAAACATACCTCCAGGGAAAATCTCTCATTCTTTCAAGCTCTCTTTCAAACCTGTCCTGAGTTATGTTTCCAGCTAGCTCTGAAACGCTTCCTTTTCTTTCGATGCATATATGATTTTCATAGCCGTATAAAGTATAGTCCCCAGTCTTTATGGTTTGCTCCTCTGTGCCAGCGCAATATCCAGACTGAACAAATTCCCACCCATCTTTTTCCCTGGTGTCTCTATAAACTAGATAAGGGTCGTGTTTTTCTTTTGACATGATTTATTTATGTCATACTCCACCATTCTTCGAACCATTTCGTTAAACGGAGTTTCTACAGACCATCCTATTTCAGACTTGGCTTTATTTGCGTCTCCGTGTAAAAACTCCACTTCTGCTGGGCGATAAAACTCTGGGTCAACAACAACTAGGTTTTCCCAATCTTTTATGCCTATAAAATCAAAAGCAATTCTAACAAAATCTCGAACAGTCCTACTGGTTCCGGTGGCTATGAC